AGTTCTACCAGGGGCAGATTTGGTATCGACTAGCATTAACTCCGCATGACGGAAGTGTTAGGAATCGAGTTCGACTCTCGACTGCTCCACGTGTCCTGAGTAAAGACATTAAACTGCTCACTATCCCGCTTAGCTCAACGGCAGAGCGCCAAGCTGTTAACTTGGATGTTCCTGGTTCGAGTCCAGGAGTGGGAGCTGGTATAGTACGTGACGTGCGTACAACTATTGAAAGAGGAACACATGCCAAACCCAGTTGCTAAACCCAAGATCTCTCAGCCTTGGGGTAAGCCAAATCCACGCTATGCTGCTAAGCGCCACACAGGTATTGATTATGCAATGCCAGTAGGTACTCCAGTTCTTGCTGTTGCAGATGGCAAAATTGTTAATGTTATGTCAGATAAGTCTTACGGAAACGTAATTGTTCTTGAGGCTTCTGCAAACGGAGTTAAGTACAATGTCTGGTACTGCCACTTATCTTCATCAGCGGTCAAAAAGGGCGCGTCAGTTTCAGTTGGACAGGAACTTGGAAAATCTGGTAACACTGGAAATTCCACGGGTCCCCATCTTCACCTAGAAACTCGTCAAGCACCTTTCCGTTATGGTAACGATGTATCATGCCCATTCATTGAAGACCCAGCAACTATTCACCCAGACTCGCCAAAAGAACGTCGGGTTGGATTTATGAAGAGACTAGCTGCTGCAGTCACTACAGAAAAGCCTGCTCCAACTAAGAGCATCATCATGTCTGAACTTACTGTTAAAGGTAAGAACGATAGCATCACTATCGTTCAGTCTGCTTTAGTTGATACTGTTGAACCTAAGCTAAAGGTTTCAGGAGCATGGGACGCTGCAACTGTTACTGCGTACAAGAAGTGGCAGAACACACTTGGCTACAAGGGCAAGGATGCTGATGGTATTCCTGGCACCAAGTCCATTACAGCACTCGGACAAAAGTACGGGTTCACCGTAAAGTAAGCTATTAGAGCGGGGCTCCTACGGGGGCCCCGTTTCTTTGCCCCCTTAGCTCAGGGGATAGAGCAGCAGGTTTCTACCCTGCGTGGCGCTGGTTCAAATCCAGCAGGGGGCACTTTGTCAGTACAGATATGTACACTAGTATGTACAATTAAGTATGCCTAATGCACCTAAGACACCAACTCGTACCCTACGGGTAGACGACGAGTTATGGCTGGCTGTCCAAGAACAAGCCAGAAAAGACGGGGTAACCGTCACCAGTATTATTATTAACGCTTTGTATAACTACCTAAAAGAAGCCAGACTTGCAGAAAGTCAGTCCTCCCCTGTAGAGTAGTTTCTATACCTAAGGGGGTCCGTATGGACATCAAAGAGTTCCTAGAGCAAGTTCGACAAAGTGTCATGCTCAAAGACAAGATAGACCAATTAAACTCACTGCAATCTGAAATTCGTTCATCGTTAAAAGATGGGGTTAAAGAACTTGGAGAAGAAGACAGCAGAGGCCACATTGTTGTTGAGGTTGATGACGAAGCAACAGGCATCCGTAAAGTTATGCATCAGAGAAAAGTTTCTAAGTCTTTAGATATCGAAGTTGCTGAAAACATTCTTAAAGAAAAAAATATTCATGAACGCTGTGTCACCATGGTTCCTATCTTAAACGAAGACGAAATTATGGCGGCCTTTTATGAAGGTTTAATTACTGAAGAAGACATTGACGCAATGTTCCCAGCAAAAGTAAGCTGGGCATTAGTGATGACAAAGAGTTAGACATGGAAGATTTCATTGAAGAGACATTCTCTACACTAGATCAGTACTACCCAGGTAGTAAAAGAAAGCGTAGAGAAACAAAAGAGAAGCCTAAGGTTGAGTCAAAGACCTGGGATGCTCGTCCTTCTATGAAACCTTTGCCTAATGGTCAAGAAGTAGAAATGTTTACTCTTGGCGCATTAGCAGAGGCTATAGGGCGTTCAGCAATCACAGTTAGAACTTGGACGTTAGAGGGTGTTTTTCCTAAATCCCCTTACCGCTTACCCCCAGTGTCAGGCACGGATGGTAAGGTACGTGAAGGAAGACGCCTCTACACAAGGCCTATGATTGAAGCCGCTGTAGAAGTATTTGACAAACATGGATTACTCCACTTAGATAGAGTAGAGTGGTCTAACCACAAGAAGGTAACTCTTGAGTTATCTGAAATGTGGGCTAAGATTCGCGAAAGTGAAATGCAAACAAATGCCGAGTAAAGGAAATACAATGCCAGTTAACCGTTCGATTGAAGAAGAAAAGTACGCCGTAGCAGATAACTTCGGTGATGACTTTGATGTTGATGCCCGCCCAGAGCAGGCAAAGACTACAGCTCCATCCGCCGCATCTGTCGGTTCAGGTTGGGAAGCCGCTGAAAAACTACACACTCCATCAGGTGAATACCCTGTTGATTACAAGAGCAGTGAAACTATCCAGGTAGTAAAGTTCATTGACCCAAATGGCCCATTTGCCACATACAAGCAACACTTCCTAAATAAGCGCACAGAGGGCAAGCGTTCTTTTGTGTGCTCTGCTAATGAACCACAAGGATGCCCACTGTGCACAATGCTTGGTGATAAGCCAGAAGAGAAGCGCGGGTTTACTATCGTAAATCTAAGTGCTAACCCAATGCAGCGTCAGATCTTGACCGCTACACCACGGTTCTTTAAGACCCTGCATGCAGCACACTTCTCGCCACAGGGTCCGCTAGATCGTCACTACTGGGCACTTAGCCGTACAGGCCAAAAGCAGACTACGGTTTACCATATGAATGCAATCAAAGGCAGAGACCTGCAAGAAGATTGGAACATCATTGAGGCTGACGCAGAAGCAGCAGTCGCATCCTTTGAGCCATACGACAACACCGTAATTCGCATGACGCCTTACGCTGATCTTGTCGCTATTGCAGAAGAACTTCTCTAACAACACACAGACTGCCTCCAGCAGTAGGACCCCCCTAACCTACTGCTGGAGGCTCTTTAGGGGCATCATATGAATATAATTACTACTAGTGACCAACTAAAAGAAATGGTCGAACACTACCTAACTCAAGACGCGTATGCGTTTGACGTAGAAACTTTTGGACCGCATAGAGGCTTAACCCCTATCAACGAAGTCCTTTGGGTTACGTTTGCTACACACGGTAGATGCGATGTTATACCTATGGGTCACCCTAATGGAGACTTTGTAGAGGAACTGTTTCCGCTTACAGGGCAGGGTGAAAAGCGTGTTGAGGCAGGGCTTACCGCACGCCCTAGTGATTATTCCCGAGATAAAAAGAAGGCCACAAAAGTATTTGGGCCTCCACCACAGCAACTTTACCCCGCTGAAGTTTTTAGTCTTTTAAAGCCTTTGTTCTTTTCTAAGGACGTACTAACAGTTGGGCACAACTTAATTTTTGATTTAACTTCCGTAGCAAAGTACTACGGTGGTGATATTCCTGTGGGTCCTTACTTTGACACCATGATTGCTTCTTTTATTAGCGATAACCGTAATAAAAATAAGTGTGGGCTTGACGCCTGTTTACAGCGTGAGTTTGGTTACGAGATGGTTAAAGGTGTAGGTAAGGAAGTAGAGAAGTACTCATTTGATGAGGTAGCTAAATACGCATACCTTGACGCTAAATACACATTCTTACTTTGGAAAACGTTAGCTCCACGTCTTGAAGCTTCTGATCTAACTAAGATAATGACGCTTGAAATGGAAGTACTGGAAGTTCTATGTTCTATGAAACTTACTGGAGCACCTATTGATGTTGAGGCGCTTGAACACTTAGACAAGCAACTTAGAGAAGACATTGAGACCTCTCGAGCCACTATTTTTAAACAGGCAGAGCGGGTATTTAATATTAACTCTAATCAGGAAAAACAATTCTTGCTGTATGCACCGAAAGATGAGGGCGGTAGAGGGCTACAACCTAAGGTACTAACATTAGCTGGACAACGTAAAGCGGATGCCAACCAAGACTTAACCTATGCGGACTATTCTGTAGCAGCTGACGCTTTAGAGCCTTACCGTAATAGAGATCCTTTAGTTTCTGCCATGCTTGACTATGCAGATCTTAACAAGTTGAGTACTACTTATGTAGTTCCATACTTAGGTGGAGAAGTTGTCCGCACTACAGGAGGTAAAGAAAAACGTGAGCATAAAGACTCGTTACTTATTAACGGCAGGATTCATTGCGATTTCGTACAGCACGGTGCGGAAACTGGTCGTTTCAGCAGTCGTAACCCTAACCTTCAAAACGTTCCTGCACCTCATACAACACACGGAAAAGCAATCAGAAACCTTTTTTTTGCCCCCGAAGGATACAAACTTGTAGTTGCTGACTACTCCCAGATTGAACCGCGAGTTATTGCGTCCATGTCTAAAGACCCTATTATGATGAAAAACTATTTAGATGGCGGAGATATCTATACCACGGTAGGTGACACTATGGGTGTAGACCGTAAAGCGGGCAAGGTGCTTGTGCTTGCTATGGCGTACGGCGTAGGACCAGACAAAATTGCTAAACAGATTGGGTGTTCCATCACTGCCGCTAGAGACCTACTGACCGCCTTCTCCGCTAAGTTTGGATCAGTAAATTCTTACCGCGCCAAAATTATTGGGGCTACTAAACAACAGAACCCACCCCATGTAACCACTGTGCTTGGGCGTAAGCGGTACCTGCCTGAAATTAAGTCTAAAAATATTGGGGCAAGGGCACAGGCTGAAAGACAGGCTTTCAATACCCGTATCCAAGGATCAGCAGCAGATATTATTAAGTTAGCTATGGTGCGGGCCTACCGATCTTTGCCAGAAGGTGCTAAGCTCATTCTTACTGTGCACGATGAACTTGTAACGCTAACCCCAGACGATAAGGTGGATCAAACTGTGGACGCAATTAAAGAAGCCATGGAAGGTATCCAACTGCTATCAGTCCCATTGGTTGCAGACATTAAAGTTGTTCAAAGATGGGGTGAAGCCAAATGAGTTGGAAGTTCTGGGGAAAGAAAAATGATCCTCTTGAAATTCTTATTGAGTCCTCTACAGTGCCTACTAGTACTTTATTTCGGTGGGCTCTTTATGATTTAGGTGTCCCTAATCCTAATAAGTTTGCTGAGGCTGCTGGGTTTACACCTATTAGTGAAGAGGGAGATGAGCTAGAGCGTAAAGAAAGCGAAGAGCGTTTAGAGGCTGTATACGCTTACCGCTCTTTTATTGCTTTGATGGCTGGTATTAACGGTGAGATTTTGGCAGAAACTTTTACTAACCTACTGTCAAAACATGGGTTAATGGAAAGCGAAGAAGACCTGGAATCTGAAAAAGAATTAATGGCAGAGGTCTACGAACAACTTTCTATTTCAGCCTTAGTCACCGCGTTTTCATCTGCTTTAGATTTAGGTATAATTATTAACCCTGGTACATTTACGGAGGATATGGATTATGAGTAACAATTGGTGGGCTGACAAATTAGGAACGCCCCAAACACCTGCGGCAAGACCAACGTCTACACCGCCTACTTATCAACCCCCTGCGCCATCACCATATTTACCTCCACAACAGGACCCTTATGGACAGCCTAGGGAACCTCAAAGTGCACGGGCTATGTCTAGATGTCCTGGGTGCGGTAGCGGAAACTACGGAAGCGTAGATCCTTCTGTACGCGCTCGTTGCTATGACTGCGGATACCCAATTAGTCAATCTGGTAGTGGAACAGGTACTGGAGTTCAGCAACCTAAAGGCTCTGGACCAGTGCAAGCCGCTAGACAAGTCTCTACGGATAATAACTTTCACCCACAAGGAATCATAGGACGGATTGAATAATGCCTGTAATGAATGCAGACTTAGCAAAAACTTTAACGGCGCTAAATAAAAAGTTTGGCAACATGATCATTCTTGGATCAGATATTAAGAATGATGTAATGGGTAGAATGACAACAGGTTCTCTCGCATTAGATGTTGTTCTTGGTGGCGGGTTTCCTGTTAACCAATGGCATGAAATTGTAGGTGAGGCTTCAAACGGAAAGACTGCAGTAGCCCTTAAAACTGTTGCCGCTAATCAGGAGCGGGATCCAAACTTTACAACGGTATGGGTAGCCGCTGAGACTTGGGTACCAAGTTATGCAGAGATGTGTGGCGTGGATCTTTCTCGCGTTTACGTAGTGTCTACTAACATCATGGAAGAAGCCTATGAAGCTGTATTAGGTTTGGTAGAAACTAAAGCCGTTGACTGTGTAGTTATTGATTCACTACCTGCTCTTGTCCCAACCACAGAGGACGAGAAGAATATGGATGAGGCTACCGTTGGTCGCGGCGCACTACTTACAGGTAAGTTCTTCCGCAAAATGGGACACGCTGCTCGTAGGTCTTTAGTGGAAGACGAGCGCCCTTTTATCGGCTTGCTCATTAACCAGTACCGTATGAAGATTGGCGTTATGTACGGTGATCCTCGTACCACCCCAGGTGGAGAGGCCAAGAACTACGCGTTCTTTACTCGCATTGAGGTCAAGCGTGACGAATGGATTGAGTCAGGCACTGGGCAGGAGAAGCGTAAGGTCGGTCAGACTATAAAGATTCGTACTCTAAAGAACAAGTCAGCCCCACCTTCACAGGTTGCTTATCTTGATTTCTATTTTGCTGACGGTGACTCCTGTGTAGCAGGAGAGTATGACTTTGCTAAAGAGATTGTGGCGCTAGGTATTATGAACAAGATTATTACCCGCGCTGGAGCCTACTACAGTTACAAAGACCGTAAATGGCAAGGTGCAGATGCTGTGGTAAACTCTATTAGAGAAGAGTTAGACCTTAAAGATGAATTAGATAAGGACGTTCGGTCAGCCGTACGTGCAAGTTCTAAGTACGTCCAGGAGGGGTCTGATGAGGACTGAAGGCCAAATTCAGTCTAAAAAGCACGAGGACAGATTAGCTAAGGCCATCGATGGTAGCAGAAATGCTGCCAGCGGTGCGTTTTGGAGCCGCAAGGGAGATGTGCGAAGCAAGGATTTACTTGTTGAGCATAAGTGGACTGGAAAGAAGCAGGTAACTGTCCAAGCGGCAGTTCTAGAAAAGATTGTCAAAGAAGCAATTCTTGATAGTCGGATGCCTGTCCTCGGTTTTCACCTTAATGGTGAGAACTACGTCATGTTGACGGAAGATGATTTTCTGGAGCTCCGCCAAGAGCTCCAGGAGCACGAGTGCGAGACCCCTACGACGTAGAAAACTGGCGTGCAGACGCTAAGTGTAAAGGCATGGACACCGAGTTTTGGTATCCTCCTAGAGATAAAAACTTATACAAACCAATCGCTGATAAGGCAAAAGCCGTATGTTTTGGTAGAGATGGGTTTCCTGAGTGCCCAGTTAGAAAAGATTGCCTATTGTATTCCGAAAGCATGGACGAACAGTATGGTATTTGGGGCGGTTTAAGTCATAGAGAGCGTAATGCTTTAAAACGTAAAGCGGCTAAGCATGGACTTACCTTAAAAGAGTGGGTTGAAAAAGGCGGTAAGAAATGAATGAGCCTTTTAAATGTCCTGACTGTGGTGTATGGTGGCGTGGAGAAACACACAAGTGTTACGAAGAAAAACCTAAACCACGTCTGGGTTGGATATCCTGCCCAATATGTGGTAAGAATGTTACTAAGTACGACTGGCATACCTGCCATAATGTAGCTTCGGCGCACAACAAGACGAATTGGAAGAGGAAACCACATGGTAAAACCACAGAAGATAACGGGAAATCTTAAAAAGCTTGTAGACGCAGGTAAAAAAGAAACCAGAGTACTTGGATCAGTAGATCGTTACTTAGTGTCTCGTCCTAAAGATACAAGCCGTGCTACAGATGTTATCCACCCTTCTGCCATGGTTAAGTCTGACTGGTGCCACCGTGCCGAATACTATACGTTGCAGGGTGCTGAACCTGCCCCTTCTAAGTACAAGACTTCCATGAAGCAGTTACTAGTGTTTGAAGAAGGCCACCGTATCCATGGTCGTTGGCAGTACTGGTTTCAGGATATGGGCAAACTCTATGGTCAGTGGAAGTGTTTAAATTGTGGTCTTAAAGAGTGGGGCTTATCCTCTGAACTGGAACCTCATATTGATGGTTGTGGACCAGTTGTATACGACGAAGTCCCAGTGGCTAGTCCCGCCCACCGTATTTCAGGGCATGCTGATGGCTGGCTTAAAGGCTTTGGCGACGATCTTCTACTTGAAATTAAATCTGTTGGCGAAGGTACAATTCGTTGGGAAGACCCACGTCTGTTAATTGAAAACGATGGCGACTTTAAAAAAGCATGGAATAAGTTAAATGCCCCTTTCATGACTCATATTTCTCAGGCTCAGGTATACATGAAACTTCTTGAAATAATGGATCCAGAGAACCATCCTAAAGAAGCGTTATTTATTTACGAGTCTAAAGTGGATCAGGAAGTAAAAGAGTTTGTAGTGCCAAAGGGTGACTTTGGTATTGCTCCATTATTCGAGGCAGCAGAAATGATTGTTAAGGCTATTGACAGCCAAACACCACCACCGTGTAATATAGGTCCTAACGGATGCTACAAATGTGAGGTTTACAATGGGGATTAAGTTACGCACTGATTACAGTCAACATACTCTTGACGCAATCAGACAACAAGGGTTTAAATTAGACCAGGAGTTTGAGGCAGACTCCCCAATCATGCCTCATGACATTACAGACCTAGATGACTTAGGTATCATGCGGTTATGGCAAGAGTACAACGCGTACCTTGCTTTTATTCTGGCTCAAGTAACGTGCGCTCAGATTGATGAAAGCAATGCTAAGAAACGTTTAGAGATGGCTGAGGCTGAGGCTACCGCTACATACACGCAACCTAAGATGACAGTTTCTGCAATTAAGGCTCAAGTTACGGCTGACCCAGCCGTATTTGAATTGGCTGGAGAGTTAGCGTTTGCACATGATTACCGTAAAGGCATGGAGATGATGTATACAAATGTTAAGATGGACTGCGACTTCATTAGTCGTGAGCTAACTCGCCGTACTTCTGGAGGGTTTAGCCGAGTAAGTAAGTTCACAACCTAAAGGATTGGTTATGTGTAATAAAACTGAAGACATGATTAGGGCCTACTCCCAAAAACATAACTGTTCTTACTGTGAGTCTGTATTCTCTGAGGTTCTAGACCTTATTGCCCACATTAAAGAAACTCATGAGAAATAATGTCTAAGAAAATTTTTGGGAAGCCAAACCTGCGAGGAGCAGTAGCCGTAGGTATCGATCAGTCCTACAGCGGGTTTGCTATAACTGTCCTTGATAAGAACTTTAATTACTACACTGAGGTTTATAAACCAGAAGGAACTGGCGTAGAACGCCTCTCCGATTTACGTAACTATACTGAGGATTTCTTATCTGATTACGACGTACAAAAAACTTGTATCGAAGGTTACGCTTTTGGATCACAGATGGCTAATATGGCAGGCGAACTGGGCGGAATGCTCCGTTTATTAATGTATGACTTGTACCCAGCAGTTCCTCAGGCGCGTTTTCCACTAGTAGTGCCTCCAACTAGCCTAAAGAAATATGTGGCTGGAAAAGGTACTGGGGTAAGTAAAAGCCAAATGCTTTTAGCTGTATACAAGAAGTGGGACGTAGACTTTACAGATGATAATGCCGCTGATTCCTACGGATTAGCCCGTATTGTGATGAATAAACACGATTTTGAGTACGAAAAAGAAGTCTACGATAAGCTGACTTCTAAGGGTTAATTTTTAGGTTTGCCTTTACAATTAGTAGAACGCAATTCCACTACTATACGAGGTATAAAATGTCTGAGACATCAGAAGAGCAAATTTTGAAGGTAAGCGCTGGGTCTAACCCGCAATCTGTAGCATCTGCTATTGCCCACAGTATCTATGAAAACCACACATGCAAACTACGTGCCGTAGGCGCAGGGGCTGTTAATCAGGCTGTTAAGGCTATTGCTATTGCCCGTGGCTATACCGCACCTAGGGGTCTTGACCTTAAATGCATCCCAGGGTTTGCCAGCATTGAAAGCCATGATGGTCAAATCAGTGCAATTGTCTTTGTAATTACCTCAGATTAATCCTGACAACCCAAGTTTTGGTCTTTAAACTTGGATAAGGATCCTACTCTCATTTAAGAGGTTTTAATGGCTAAAAATATTGCCCCAGTACCAGCGGCTGGTTCAGCACCTGCCTCGACTAACCCTATCAATTCTTCTGGCGTGCCTAAGCAAGGTAAGCTAATTAAAAAGGGCCACAGCAAGTCTGTAGACCCATATACTTTTCCTGCAGGCCCTGCATATGTTTACGCTCCAAAAGAGCGTAGTGGCGCTGTTTACGGTGTACAGGTAGGCTTTGAAGCCCACACTGCCCCAGAAGCTGGTAGCACACAGGGAAATGGTCGTATTGTGAACCACGCAATCAACCGTTCAGCCCCTAACTTCAGAGTTGGTATGCAGCCACAACAGTAATTTTTGGGCTAAAGTACATCAAAGTACACAGAAGTCCATAGACGTACACTCGTCAAAAACAAGTTAAACCCCGCTCAAATTATGGGCGGGGTTTTGCTTTTCCTATTATCTGTGTTATGTTATGCTGAAGAGCAACATAGGAATAGGAGAGCACTATGCTTGGTGACATTATTAAAACGCACCTAGAACAGACAACACCTAGATGCACGGTCGGTAAGTGGGTTTTATCGTTAGACGCACCAGACCAAAACGAGTTTAACACGTTGTTCGATATGAAGCTTAATTACGCCTCTTTCTACAGACTGCTAGAAAAAAGCACTCAAGTTCCTTTTAAATTAACTAGTTTTAAATCGCATATGCGAGGAGATTGTTCATGTCCAAAACGCTAAATCTGCTAGAGATCTTAGCCGAATCCCTTTTAGAGCCAGAGATTGAATCTTCAACTCTTTTAATCCAGGCCTCTACTGCTACTCTTCCAAAGCCTGTAAAAGCTAAACCTAAAAAAGGTAAATCGGAATGGAAGTTAGCGATGGTTCTACCCGATACTCAAATTGGGTATCGAAAATACGAAGACGGAACTCTAGATCCTTTTCATGATGTTCAAGCTATTGATGTAGCGATGCAAATTGTTGCCGCAATGGAAGAAGAACATGGTGTTGATAAGGTGGTAAATCTTGGCGATACTCTTGATTTACCTATGTTTGGAAAGTACGCTACAGAGCCTACTTTTGAAGGTACCGTAAACCAATCCCTTCAAGCAGGGCACGACTATATTGCCGCTCAACGAGCTTTTGCTCCTACCGCTGAAATTGTATACATTGACGGAAACCACGACTGCCGTCCTCAGCGTTACATGACTGCTATGGCTAAGAACGCCGTAGAAGTACGCCAAGTTAATGGCGGAGAAGTTGTTTTTAGTATTCCTCACTTGCTTAATCTGCAAAGCATTGGAAACGTAACCCATGTCTCAGGTTATCCAGCGGACAAGTATTATATAAATTCACGTTTAGTTGCCCGACACGGTTCAGCAGCAGCCTCTAATGGGTCTACTGCTTTAAAGCATGTTGCGGGTAATCACCATGAATCTACAATTTACGGTCATTCTCACCGCATGGAACTTTTGTACAAAACCCACGACACAAGCGCAGGACCTGTACAAAACGGAGCCTACAGTCCAGGTTGTCTATGCCGTATTGACGGAGCTGTTCCATCTTTTAAAGGTGGCACTATGACTAACCTTCACCCCGTTAAGCAATACGAAAACTGGCAACAAGGTATTGGCGTAGTTTGGTACAAAGACAACGGCGACTTTACTATTGAAAACATTCATATTATGGATGGCTGGGGTGTCTATGCTGGTAATGAGTTTAGGTCATCTATCAAGTAATTAAGTCGTAAAATTAGGGTATGCCTAGTACCCATCAGAATACCCAAAATCTTGGCGCAGGTGGTATGTACGGTACCAACACCAATTATGGTGGAGGTGGTACCCCAGTTGCTCGCTCTGAGCTTGATTTTCTGCGCCTGGGTGTAGGAAGAGAACCTTCCGCCGAATATCCTGATGGGTATCTAGGTACTATTCGTTCACGTAGAGATGATCGCGGTCGTCCGTCCAGCACCTCAGATAAAGTTTTAGATAGCCTTAAAGTACGTGTGGGACAAAAAAGTTACCAACGTGGCGTGCACAGAGGTGAACGTACAGATCCCTCTAACTATTACTACCCTGAAGCATTAAAACCTGAACGCGGAATTATGCGTCAAATGAAAGCTTCTTATGATGGAAATACATATTTAGCAAAGCGTCACGTTGAAGACGCTAAGTTAGTTCCGCCTCCGCATTTACCTAATGACGGAAAAGCTGGGCCAAATGTACGCAGTGACTCACCTGGTCAGATTAATCAAAAGCGAGTTTCACAGCTTTCTAACATGCGTCCAAGCTGGAAGTAAGTATGTCTAATACCCCAGATGGCGTTTATGCCCGTAGACCTTGGATAGCTCCTGCTGAAGCTGCTTACCCACCGCAAGCTTATATTGGCCCATTTGCTAGCAATCAAGAACAACAGCTAACTCAAGCATTAGCTTCTTTGACAACTCCTGGGCCTCAATTACAAGAGTATGTTCGCCCAAATCTTCCACAAATTCAATTATTTCCACCTCGATTTGGGTATGAAACCCGTGAATATGGCATTGCAGATATGATTGATGTCACGAGTAGCAGTCGCATGACTGAACGGGTTGATACGGCTAAGCCAGCCGCACAAGCCGAGAGTTCTTCTCGAAATACATTAGGAAACGGTATTTAAATGAGTGATCCAGGTTTAATGACAAACGCTACAGGTGACGGTATGGCAGGGGCTACGGATGTGTCCTTACTTACCCAGAAAAACATGAAGAAAACCTATTACAATGGTACTAAGCCTTGTATTGAGTGTGGAATTCATCTAGACCCATACCAAATTTTACATAGTGAGTATTGCCCAAATTGTAGTAACCGCAAGTCTTACAATCGTGTAAAAAACAGAATGGCATAAAGAATTAACTAAGGAGTTAATATGACAGTTCCAGTACGTCGTTCACAGAACGCGGAATTAAACGTAGGCGCAACTGACGGTAAATACCGTAAGCGCCGTCCAAATACAACTGTTGCTGCAGGTATGGGTGACCAGACTGTTGTTGCCAACCGTGCAGATCTACACCCGTACATGAACTATGGCTTCATTAACTCTGAAGAGCCAAGCAAGGTAAACCCAGGCGAATAATCATGACTACGACCCCTCCAGACCGTGGCGGAGATTCACGCCGCATAGTAGCCGCAGGTAAACTAGGTCCAGATGCTGGACGTGGTCCTTGGGTTAACAGCTCAACAGAACACAACGCTGTTCGTATTTCTGGAACTTTAAAGTATGACCGTGATGCGCTTAGTCGTGGTGACGACCCAACAATGGGCGGTACTTACCCTAATTCAGTAGTAAAAGCGGATTATATTGATTCAATGGATAAAAAAACTGGAGAGTCTAGAGGACGAGCTGTGTTATCTGACCCGTGGTCCAACCGTGCTCTTGTAGCTAAAGCTGGTCGTAAACGTCAAGGTAAAAGGAAAGATAAAAATGGCTAAGAAAAAACCACAAGTAACTCGTTTAGACAACGTAACCGCTTCTAAGGTAGAAAGAAATGTAGCGCGTAAAAGCGATGCAGTAATTTCGCAAAAGAAAAAAGACGCCAGAGACGTTTCAGGGCTTGAAGGCATTCTTGCCGCAGATGTAAAAGCCGAAAAGGCCTCTAGACGTGCCGCTGATGCTGAATTATCTAGCCGTAAAATTCCTAATGATAAGTGGACAGGCCCTAAGACTGAAGACTTTCCAATCCCTACTGCTAGAGGTGGCGCAGCCCGTGGCATGCGTAACGCTGAGGGCGGCAAAGGAAACGTGTCTGATGAAGACCGCTACATGTCTCATGTCCTTGAACTTACCAACGCCCCTTCTCATAGAGTAGAAGCAGTTAAGTCTAAAATGTGGGGACATGTTCTAGGAAATACTTCCCAAGGAACAAAGCCTCGCGGACTTCCAGTAGGAGCTGTGACTCCTTGCACTGGTGCTGGTTGCAGAAACACTATTCCTTTTGAAAAGGATCAAGATTACTGCGCTGGTGACAGTTGTGCTACTACTTCATTAAGTGCGCCATCAGTATCCCGCCCAAGAGGATAAATGGAAAAGAAACTGCCACCAGGCACGATGATTGGTAACCCAGCCCCACCTTCAGACAAAGCTAAATCCCCTACAAGACGTATTCAATACGTTGCAGGGGATCCTAAATCACAGGCTACTTTAAAAAAGTATTTAGCTCAGGGCGCTAGTTTAACTATTTACCCTGGTGGAGCATACGACGCCCCAATTACTCGTCGGAAGAAGTCTGATTAGATTTCTCGTCTTTATCCTCACGAAGTCTGATTGTGACTAAGTGGATAAATGTAGTAATAAAGACGGCATAGCCCACAATAGTACGCGCGCTACCCTCCAATAATACCCATGCCACAAAGAAACCAAGCAATGTGTAGCCTTGGTTTAGTGACTCAATGAATGCATCCTTTAACCAGCGCATATTATCTCCTAATTAACTGGGCGGTAACTCCGCCAACAATAACTTGACCAACAAGAACAACGGCTACCGTGCCTTGCTGAGCCGTTTTACGTACATCCGCAGGTAAATCAGCACCTACGTTAGAAATAGCTTTAAGAGCTTTTCCTGGGTCTGTAAAGGCCGTTGCAAGAAGCTCTGCAGGGTCTTCAAATATTTCAATAGCATCTGCAATCTCAGCAGTTAAAACAACACCATTTTCCAAAGTAATTGGCTGATCTGGTGGCAAGTCCTCGTAATCCAAACCAGATGCCTCAAATACATCAGCAGGAATAGCGGTATCCTCGTAAGCGGTAACCAAAACATCGGATAAAAACTCTTTTTCATCCTCAGTTAGACCCTCAGCGGAGTCAAAATTATCAAAAAGATTTGTTAATTCATCCTCAGTAATTTCCCCATCAGACAAAAATGCATCAATAACCTCAGCCGTATCTGCTGAAGAAATAGAGCCATCAGATAAAGCATCTTCCACTAATTCGGCTGTTTCAGCTTCAGAGGTTATGCTAGGCTCATCTACAGGAGGTTCAGATGGAGTTGGAATTGGATCCTCGGTTGGATCGGGAGTTGGATCAGGAGTTGGCTCCTGAGTTACTTCTTCTGGAGTCGAAGGCTCTGGCTCAGGAATTAAAGTTGGAGCTGGAGTGGGTTCTACAGGAGATGTCTCGGATTCTGAAGGGGTTGGAGTAGGTGAAACGGTTTCTGAAGGGCTTGGGGACGGCTCTGGTGTTGGTTCTGGGGATGTCGTTGGTTCAGGGCTTGGTGTTGGCTCTAGCGTGGGTGTGGGTGTTGGTTGCGGTGTCGGGGTGGGAGTAGGCTCTACAGGACATGTGGAATTCCACATAATTACAGAACCATCCCAGCAAGTAATATCTGGTGGTGTTGGCGGGCATTGAGCGTCCCAACTAACTGAAGTGCCATCCCAGCATTCAATTGGTGGGGGCTGTTGAGGGCAAGTTTGGCTCCAAGTAACCCATGATCCATCCCAGCATTGCGTATCAGGCGGTACAGGTGGGCAAATTCCATTCCAGGCTACGGTAGACCCATCCCAGCATTGGCCTGGAGGAGGCTCTGGAGGGCACGTAGAGGTCAAAGGAATAACAGATCCATCCCAGCATGACTGCATTTCTACAGGACGCCCACCATTAACGGTAAAGGCTTCAGATATGGTTACTACGTCTGTGTTAGGGGCAAATCGGATACCACGCCGTAAATCTGCAGGAATCCAGCCTGTAGTTTCTACAGTTCCTGACCATGAAGGATACCTGGCTATGTCTACAGTTAATTTAATTTCAGTTATTGCTCCAGTTGATTGTGGGTAAGGGCGTACTTTCCAAAGCACACAAAAACCTGTATCGTTAACGCCGTAACTTAAACTAGTACCTTCACCAAAAGTTACCCAGTCGTATCCAGCAAGGGAAATAGACGGGGTATTGGGATAAGAGCTAAAGTTAGCGTCAGGAGTACCAAAAGTAAGGGTTCCATTAGTGGTTACATACGTGATGTCATACGTAGTATCGCCCAAGGGCAATGAAAATGGCAAAGCCATCTGATGTGCAGTGTCGTCTTCACCAGTCCAGGAATAAGTATTACAAGGCGCATCAACTACTGCTGAGGCAGTTGGCGTAATTAGAAGTGGTGCTGCGAATAAAAAGACGGCAAGAATTAGCCTTTTAAACAATTTTGCTCTCCCAAGCGACATATCTATTTTTGCATAGTTGTGGTAAAATTTCAGGATGAGCACTAGGAGCACAATATGGCTGTAGATTTATCGAAGTTAGTCAAAGACAATAATGAAAACGAACAAGAGCCATACTTTAGACTGCTCGTGTGTCACACGTGCAAAACAATTGATGAGCTCCCACCTAAAGAAGGTGACCCAGGCGATATTCTTTTTAACTTAACTGTTGAACGTCACGGCGAGTCACACACTGGACGGCTATGGAATGTTCCAGCAGTTCTTTGGATGTCAAAATCAGGTAAAGACGACATTATTAAACAGTTAACCGAAGGGTCAACTGGCCTTGATGCGTTTGGCACGAATTTTTATAACACTAGAATGCAATTTGCTGAAGACGCTATGACCTGCTACTCAGAGCATAACCGTCCTAAAGGACAATGCCCAGATTATAAGTCTGAAAAGAAGCGCCTAAAGCCAAAGACTGATTCTGACCGTAAACAGGCTGGATTGGGTAATTATGATTCAGCAGGGGGCCCAAAAGTCTATTTATGCGATTTTTGCCCAGTTAAATCATTTAATATGACCAAGCATAATGAACAAAAAGGCCTCTACAAGTAGTAGAATAAGGTTATACGCCTACCGACACCCAGGGGTGACTGCCATGTACATAGAGATGATCTGTTCTTGCACAGCGTCTATAAGTGTTGACATGGATAAAGGTAAAGAAGACGCGGCGTGGTTACTTGCCGCTAGATTTTCATCAGCCCACGTAGCTTGCGGATTCATAAGCCCTTTATTAGAAGAGACCCCAACTACTACAAAGCGTTTTGATATTAAAACTACCCCAGACCAGGACGCTTAATGAATTATTATGAGACTTTGCAGTCTTATGCTGAAAACGTAGAAATTGCACCAACTGATACTTCTTACTTCAGCAAACCAAGTGCGGGGCTAGACCCACGACTATTTAGAGACGGTAAGTTACTGTCTAATGTACGGGATGCAATTCTAGTATTGTTACATAATCATTTACGGCTTGGGTACTACGAGCCTGAGTCCTGGGCTCATGCATACCTAACAGGTTCTGGCGTTTCATACACTTGGGCTGCCCACAGAGATCCAGGCGATCTAGATTGTTTAGTGGCAATTAATTACGTTGCTTTCCGCCAGGCTAATCAAGAATACAAGGGATGGTCCGACAGAGAAATTGCGTCTGAGATTACCCAAGGATTCCGAAATGAATTACAGCCTAGAACTGAAAATTTTATGGGCGAATTTGAGTTAACTTTTTACGCTAACTTAAACCCAGACATTAAAGAGATGCGCCCTTACGCCGCTTACTCTGTTACGCAAAATACTTGGGTAGTACCGCCAACAGAACAAGAAGCCCCAAATAATCCAGCATGGGAATTAGCAGTAACCCAAGATTCTTCAAAAGCAGCCGAGATTATTAAACGGTATGCCTCGGCCTTAGAACAAATTACAAATGCTAAAAATGACGCAATGAGAATAAATGCTGAGCACGCATTAGCCACGGCAGTGCAACAAGGTTCAGCGTTATTTGATGTGATTCACGAAGACAGAAGCTCCGCATTTACGCCAGGTGGCGCAGGTTATTATGACTTTGCTAATTACAGGTGGCAATCAGGCAAAAAATCTGGCGTAATACAAGCCATGCGAAAGTTAAAAGATATCCATAAAGAAGCCGAGTCCCGTTTTTCTACTGAGACTTATGGTGTAGAATTACCAGACGTTAGTACATTAATTAGAAGGGCTCAGAGATGACTGTAGAATACGTATCGTGGAAAGCTGGAGATCCAAAGATCAAACCATCCCCGCAAACCATTCGTCCAAAAGTATGGACACAACTAGACTTTGGTGCACAAGATTCAATTGTTCCTAAGAACACTGGTCATGCTAACTGGGCTTTTTACGTTAATGTAAAAGAACTTGGCGGAGCTAAGGATATGAAGATTCGATTTACCCGCGACATCGGAACTAAAGACGCAGATTTCACAGGTCAGCGTATGCTTGATTTAGAACTAGACAACATTCATTCTGGTACTTGGTTTTTTAAGGCTAACAAAGGTCAGCCAGTAGGCCTTGAGGTTTACCACGCAGGCGCAACAGACATGGTGATTGTTACCCGCGAATTTAAGTTGTGGATTCCTTAATTTGTGATAGGTTGTACTAACCACTTTTAATACGGAGCGATAAATGAAAGCAAAAGACACTGTAGCAATTGGCTGGGCACACGGCGGTACTATTGATACCGAGTTTGGCCTCAGTATGATGGAAATTGTAAAGCAAAAAGCTTCTCGCGTAGACACCTTTTTTTGCGTAGAAGGTTTAGGTTTACTAGCCAAAAGTCGCAATATCCTAGTTAAACACTTTTTAGACAACACTAAAGCCGATTGGTTACTAATGTTGGATTCAGATGAACGCATTTCTGTAGCCACTTTTGATTTATTATGTGCAACCGCTGACCAGGTTAATAAGCCCGTTGTAGCAGGTCTATACTTTGCAGCCTTGTGGGACGGACCTAGCTTACGCCCAGTACCCCTAATTTTTACAATAGACGAGCAAAATGGATTAAACCCTTGGGATAACTATCCTAAAGATCAAGTTGTAGAAGTTAAAGCCGCAGGTACAGGCTGCCTATTAATGCACCGCAGTGCGTTAAAAAAGATTCGTGACGGTCATGACGAGAATAACCAAGATTGGTGCTGGTTCCAAGATGGCCCGATTGGCGGTAACAAGTGGTTATCCGAAGATTTGTCGTTTTGCGCTAAATTAGGTCAATTTAATATTCCAATGCACGCGCATACGGGCGCAATATTACAACATCGAAAGCCAATGTGGGTAGACGAACCGCATTACAACGCATGGGCCTCCCAAAACGAGGCTGGTGCAGGGTTGGATGCCCTGCGATGACCGCTGAATACGAAGGTGAATACGAAGACGCTTGGGTTGTTTGCAGTAAGTGCAATGAACTAGTGGTGTCTGTAAAATATACCCCAGGTTCAGGAAGCGTGTGCAAGAAATGTCCATCTTAATATTTGCAGACGACGTTATTCGTAACCCCCGAGATCAATCGCCAATTACCCCAGGGATTGCACTATACAAGTCTTTAAACGAGACTAATAGGGTTTTAGTTATTGCTGAAGATCGCGAAAAAACTGAAATTTGGATGAAAACGCATAATATTGCAAAACGCCTTGATGATATTGTTCAAATTGTAGACGACCCTGCTCGTGACCCAAAGTTATCCACAATCGATTTTATACGAAGCAAGACAAAGATCACCGCAGTGGTCACCGCTGATTCAGATTTGACTAAACAATTATTAGAACTGGGTATAACGGTATTAGTTTTCCTAAACCCTAAATACGCTAGGCCCGAATTCAGGCCCGATGGGCGTGAAGGCGTAAAGAGCTGGGAAGCCATTGTAGAAGAGCTTGACAAGCAACAAGGCCTATATTCAGAAGATCCACGCCTGTGAAATTAATTTATTTGGGTGCAGATGTTCCCAGTAACAGGGTAATTCTAGAGACCATGGGCGTTAAACACGTTGGCGTGTCCTTCTGGAGATTAGTTAAGCGCGGTCTGCCTAAGAATAAGACATATTTGCTGGAGAACTACTTTCCTGATTACATGAGCATTCATGTCCACCCAGGTATCCCCGAAAACACAGTTTTGAGTCCAGATGAGCTGGAAGAATTTACCGTAGCTTACGAGAGTTTTTTAGCGTTTAATATGGAACGCCTCAATTCATTTATTGAAATAGACCATCCAAGCCTGTCTAAAGAAGATATGCTAGCTCAGCGCCAAGCTGCCTGGAAAGACGAGCCAGATAAGTTCTGGGCTATTATTCGTGAAGACAACTCCTATTCTGAAATAGTAGAGATGTGTCAGCAGTTTACTAATATTGCAATACCTTATTCTTTGATCGAATCTGACGTATCCATGGCCGCCAAAACGCGGGCCCTAACGTCACAATATGGAACAATATTCCATGCCATAGCCTGTGCCAAGCCAGATAACCTGCGTCAAATTCATGTGGCTACCGCAAGCACAATGTCATGGTTGTCCCCTATGATGCGTGGAGAGACTATAGTTTGGGACGGTAATAAGTTACTTAGATACCCCAAAAAAATGAAAGACCAAGCCCGACCAAGGTACAAAGCGGTGTACGAGAAAGCGGGGCTAGACTTTGATAAAATTATGTCAGACGATCCCGTAGAGGTGGCTAAATTAGCCCTATGGTCGTACGACCAATTCGAGGAGCGTTTTAATATGGTTAATAACCCTTTCCTAATTCCTGACGATGACGATGAGTTATTTGATGACCTGTTAGATACTACGAGTGGGAAACTGCAAGACACTCCAAACGCGGAAACTGATACCGACATAGTGTATAAGACGGGTAGTGAAGTGCGGAAACTTGAAGTGCGTGACGCATCTGAAATTACCAGTCTACCTGTCTTTGGAACAGAGTTTAAAACTGTCGTAGAGCAGGATGAAGAAGGTCGAGACATCCTAGTTGATGTCCCATTATTGCGGTCTAACAGCACAAGTCTACGAATCTGTGACACCTGTTTTGTCGCGTCGAATTGCCCTGCATTTAAGCCTAAAAACACTTGCGCTTTTAACTTACCAGTAGAGGTAAAGACTAAAGAACAACTGCGCGCATTGCTTAATGCAATCGTAGAGATGCAGGGTCAAAGAGTAGCATTTGCAAGGTTTTCCGAGGAAATAAATGGTGGCTACCCTGACCCAAATACTAGCCAAGAAATTGATAGACTATTTAAACTCATTAAGACAATCAAAGAACTTGACGACTCGCGAGAATTCATTAGAATGACTGTAGAGAGGCAAGGAACAGGTGGAGTTTTGTCTGCTATTTTTGGTGACAGAGCCCAAGCCTTAACTGAACTTCCTAATGGTGGGATTGACAGCGAGAACACCACTCGCATCATCCAGCAAGCCATTGAAGATTAAACTCGTATATACTACGAGCCCCCCGTTCCCCTATGGAACACCCTATTAAGTAAACTACACCAAAGAAGAGGAAGCCTTATGCTCTCATTTAAATTAACTGACGACTTTATCAATACCTACGAGAGCAAGAAAGTGCCTTGGGGCTACGCCGATGCTGGCGGAAATGCGGTCGGGGAAATTACATTCCTGCGTACCTATTCTCGTAAGAAAGAAGATGGAACTAAAGAGACTTGGGTAGAGGTTTGCCGTCGTGTTATCGAGGGTATGTACTCAATTCAGAAAGACCACTGCAAGACTAACCGTCTGCCTTGGAATGAAAACAAAGCCCAGTCCTCGGCTAAAGAAGCCTTTGAGCGCCTATTTGAACTGAAGTGGACACCCCCAGGTCGTGGACTATGGGTAATGGGTACACCACTAGTAAACCAGCATAAAAACTCGGCTGCCTTGCAGAACTGCTCGTTCGTGTCTACTGAATCCATGACCAAGCATAACCCAGCCAAGCCGTTCGCGTTCCTAATGGAAGCGTCAATGCTAGGCGTTGGCGTTGGGTTCGATGACAAGGGCGCAGACAAGGAATTCACCATTTACGCGCCAACACAAACTGTCTCGGAAATTACCATCCCCGATACTCGTGAAGGCTGGGTGGAATCGGTCTCTGCTCTAATCAATTCATACTTACGTCCAGATCAGCCTACTCTGGTATTTGATTACAGTGAGATCCGTCCAGCAGGCGCGCCTATCGCAACCTTCGGCGGCACGGCAGCTGGGCCCGATCCTCTGAAAGCTCTACATAACCACATCAGACGTATCTTTAATAATAGAGCAGGAACACTCTTAACTAGAGTAGACGTTGCTGATATTGGAAACCTAATTGGTGTGTGCGTTGTAAGCGGTAACGTCCGCCGCTCAGCTGAGCTTCTCATGGGTCGCTTGGATGACCAAGACTTCCTTAATCTAAAGAATAGTGAGCGCTTTCCAGAGCGTAACTCGTACAGTTCCAAAGCACCTGGTTGGGGTTGGATGTCTAACAACTCTGTGGGTATCTCGGTAGGCGATGACCTGTCAGGAATCATTGACGGAATCGCACTTAACGGAGAACCTGGAGTAATCTGGATGGACGTTACCCGTAAGTATGGTCGCCTCATTGACCCACCTAACAACAAGGATTGGCGCGCAGCGGGTTACAACCCATGCGCCGAGCAGTCCCTAGAGTCATTTGAGTGCTGTACTTTGGTAGAAACGTATTTGAATCGCCATGAAACATTAGAAGATTACAAGCGAACCCTGAAGTTTGCCTACCTCTACGCTAAGACCGTTAC